CTACCGTTCGCTTAACGTCCCTCCATCACGAATGGATGGCGAAGGTGGGTTTAACTTGGGGAGATCTTCTGAGATCTTGAGAGATGAACTTAAGTTTACTAAATTTGTTGCTCGTTTAAGAAAGAGATTCTCCAATATGTTCAATGACATGTTGAAGACACAATTACTACTAAAGAATATAATTACTCCCGAAGATTGGGAGACGATGAGTGAGCATATTCAGTATGACTTCCTCTATGACAATCACTTCTCTGAACTGAAAGAAGCAGAACTCATGAACGAGAGACTGACTCTTGCAGCAACGGCAGAACCTTATATTGGTAAGTATTATTCTCAAGATTATGTACGTCGTAAGATTCTGCGTCAAACTGACATTGAGATTCTCGAACAAGATAAGTTAATTAAAAGTGAAATTAAAAAAGGAATAATTCCAGACCCAACAACAGTCGATCCTGCTACTGGACAACCTTTAGATTCGGCAGCAGATATGGATTTAGGAAAACCTCAAATGGAACCCGAAATTGATGCCTCTGCTGCGGAACCAATTGAAATGCCTAAGGGTGGGGAGATATAAATACTCATAGTCGTATAATATACAATTAAATGGATGACCTTATAGATATGATCATTGCTGATGAGTCACCATCTCAAATTAGTGATACCATTAAAGATGCTCTCTATGCTAAAGCAGCAGTGAGAGTTGATAACTTTCGTCCTCTAGTTTCAAACAGTCTTCTCAGTGGAGAAGATCAAATTGAAGTAGAAGATAATAAGTCGGAAACCACTGATGATGTCTGACTTATAAATAAACAATATAAGTAATATAAAAAAATGGCAAGGGTTTTACCATTAGCAGCAAAAGCAGCATTGTCAGCAGGGTCTAGTAATAAAACCACTGTTGGTAATGCTACTGTTGTGAGAATTGTTGCCACTGCTGGTGCAGTGGTTGTTTTTAGGCTTGACTCAAGCGACAACGTTATTGGTTCGTTTACTCAACTCAATAACTCAGTCGAATTAGTTGAGAAAAATCCAACTGATCAAATTTATGTCACTGGTGCTGCAGTTGAAGTTGCAAAAGTAGGTTACACCGCATAAAAAAATGAAACTAATCAGAGAAGAAATTGAATCAGTAAAATTTCTCGTAGAGACTACTCAGTCTGGTAAGAAATCACTGTACATTGAGGGAGTTTTCCTTCAGGGTAATATTAAGAACCGTAATGGTCGCATGTATCCTATGGAAACACTTCGTCGTGAAGTTGCCCGTTACAATGAAGCACATGTTCAAGCAGGTAGAGCACTTGGAGAACTTGGTCATCCTGACGGTCCAACTGTCAATCTAGATCGTGTTTCTCATAAGATTGTTTCACTAAGAGAAAGTGGTTCAAACTTCATTGGTAAAGCAAAGATTTTGAATACCCCTATGGGTAAAATTGCATCTGCCTTAGTTGAAGACGGTGTAAAACTCGGCGTTTCTTCTCGCGGAATTGGTTCTTTAAAAACAACCCGTGAGGGTGTCAACGTTGTCGGTGACGACTTTATGTTAGCAACCGCTGCTGATATCGTAGCGGATCCTTCGGCTCCTGATGCATTTGTTGAAGGAATTATGGAAGGAAAAGAGTGGGTTTGGGAAGGTGGACTTCTGCGTGAAAGATATGCAGAACAAACCAAAAAGAGAATTAATACATTAGTAGATCAGAAAGCACTTGATGAGCATAAGCTTAACTTATTCAATGACTTCTTATCTAATCTTTAATTTTATAAATAAATATAGTTTTAATACGGAAAAACACGGAGAGTTCTAATGTCTAGTGGCAAGAATTTACAAGAAATGGAAGTAAAGACACAGCAATCCAAAACCGCTGTTAACTCTGGTGCCAAGCCAGCAGATGCAATGGATACTTCGGTTGCTGCCTCTTACGAAGATCTCGGTGGTCCTACCCCTGAGAACTATAAAGTAGATGATGACTCAGCAAAGCTGAAGACTCCAGGTGGCACCCTTAAGCAGGTTAAGGATATCGTAAATAAAGGCGCAAAACCTGCTGATGCCATGAAGGGCATGAAAGAAGAGGAAGAAGTTTCCTCTGAAGAGGCAATCGAAGAAGAAGAAGTAACCACCGATGAGGTTGTTGCTGAAGAAGAAGTTGTTTCTGAAGAGGAAGTAACTACCGAAGAGGAAGTTACTGCAGAATATGACATCGAAGAAGATGTTAATGCTCTTCTTGGTGGTGAAGAACTCTCCGAAGAATTTAGAGAAAAAGCAAAGATCATCTTTGAGGCAGCAATCAATTCTAAGGTTGCAGAAATCAAAGAAAATCTGGAAGCACAATATCAAGAAAAGCTTGCTGAGGAAATCGAAGCAGCAAAAGAATCACTCGCAGAAAGAGTTGATTCCTATCTTGAGTATGTTTCTGACGAGTGGTTTGAAGAAAATGCACTCGCAGTTGAATCCGGTCTTAAGACCGAAATGACCGAATCATTCCTTACTGGAATGAAGAGTCTTTTTGAAGAACATTATGTATCAATCCCTGAAGATAAGTATGATGTGCTTGAGAGCATGGTAGAAAAATTAGATGATATGGAGACAAAACTCAACGAGCAAATTGAGAAAAATATCTCCCTCAACTCCCGACTCGCAGAATCGGTTGCTGGCGGAATCTTGGATCAAGTCTCTGAAGGTCTCGCGCAGACTCAGAAAGAGAAGCTCGCCTCACTTTCCGAAAGTGTAGAGTTTGAAAGTGAAGATCAATATCGTGGCAAGTTAGAAACACTGAAGGAGTCATACTTCACTCAGAAGAATGTTTCTACAACCGCTAAGACTGAAACCCTCTCAGAAGGCGTCGATTCGGCACCTGCTTCTGTAAGCGGTTCCATGGATGCATATATGAGAGCTCTGGGTTCCACCCTTAGCAAATAAACTGAATTTAACATTAAATCAAACGTAAACATTACCCTTTAAAAGCAAATGTTCCATTCCGAACATCTGCAGGAAAAGTGGGCACCTCTCCTCAACCATGAGGGTCTTGATAAAATCACAGATTCCCATAAGAGAGCAGTAACCGCTGTCCTGTTAGAAAACCAAGAAAAATTCCTTCGTGAGCAATCTGCATTCCAACAAGGTGGAATGCTGACTGAGCAACCAACCATGAACACCAACTCTGGTGCTAATGCTGGTTTCTCTGCTGACGCAACCGCAACTGGACCTGTTGCTGGTTTCGACCCCGTACTGATCTCCCTGATCAGACGCTCTATGCCTAACCTGGTCGCATATGACCTGGCTGGCGTTCAACCTATGAGCGGACCTACTGGACTCATCTTCGCGATGCGTTCCCGCTACACCAACCAGTCTGGCACCGAATCATTCTTCGATGAAGCAGACACCGCATTCTCCGGACAACCTAAGGGTCTCGATGATGCTAACGGTTTCTCTGGTGCTGCTGCTGGTTTAGGTACTACCTCACAAACCGGTACTAACCCTGCAGTTCTTAACCCAACTGGTAGTGCAGATAAGACTGCATACAACGTTGGTCAGGGTATGCGTACCGATTCTGCTGAATCTCTTGACGGAACGGGTGCTGACGCATTCAACCAGATGGCATTCTCAATCGAGAAAGTCACTGTAACCGCTAAGTCCAGAGCACTCAAAGCAGAGTACTCCTTGGAACTGGCACAAGACCTTAAGGCAATCCACGGTCTGAATGCTGAAGCGGAACTCGCAAATATTCTCTCTACTGAGATTCTTGCTGAGATCAACCGCGAAGTCATCAGAACCATCTATAAGGTTGCTGAACCAGGTGCTGCCACCAACACCGCTACTGCTGGTGAGTTCGATCTCGACATCGACTCCAACGGTCGCTGGTCTGTTGAGAAGTTCAAGGGTCTCCTGTTCCAAATCGAGAGAGATGCGAACGCAATCGCACAAAGAACTCGTAGAGGAAAGGGCAACATCATCATGTGTTCTGCAGACGTTGCTTCTGCACTGACCATGGCTGGTGTTCTCGATTACACCCCTGCACTCAACGCTAACCTCAACGTTGATGACACTGGTAACACATTTGCTGGTGTTCTCCAAGGTAAGTATCGTGTCTACATCGATCCTTATTCTGCAAACGTTGCTGCTAACCAGTACTACGTTGTTGGTTATAAGGGTACTTCACCTTATGACGCAGGTATGTTCTACTGCCCATACGTTCCCCTTCAAATGGTTCGTGCCGTTGGCGAGAACAGCTTCCAACCAAAAATTGGATTCAAGACCCGCTACGGTATCATTGCAAACCCATTTGCAGAAGGTACTTCCCAAGGTTCTGGCGCTCTTACGAGCAACAGCAACCGCTACTACCGTCGCGTTACTGTCAAGAACCTCATGTGATTCATTTTCACAAGGTTATACAAGGACCCGCAAGGGTCCTTTTTTTATGTCTGCTACTAAATAAGAGTGCCTTATTGGTTTTTATGACACCTCACAAATACGATCACATTTTAATACATACAAATCCAATCAAATACAAATTCAAACACAAACCAAATCCAACCAAATACGTCGATCCTAAATTTTTCCAAACACGAATCTATTTTAAGTGTGAGAGTGATTATTATAGGAAGAAAAAAACAATTTAATAATGGTATAGATCTCCTTCGGGAGGTCTTTTTTTGTATCTAAATAAGAATGTAGAGATTTAAGCGCGATACCTTATAATCATGCCTAAGAGAAAAGCTCCTGCAGAAAGACCAGGAACTCCGATTCAAAATAGAAATTTCTTATCACCAACTGGTTTTAAGTTTTCATTGAAAAGATGTCCTTCTGCTGCTTTTTTCTGCAATCAAGCAAACATTCCAGCACTAGATCTTGGAATTGCACAGCAAACTAGTTATCTAAAAGATATTGATATTCCTGGTGATAAAATTATCTTTGGCGATTTAAATCTTAGATTTTTAGTTGATGAAGATCTATTCAATTACATGGAGATTCAAAATTGGATCAGAGGTCTTGGATATCCCGAAAAATTAAGTCAATTGAAGGATCTTGCTGAAGATGGAAAAATTAAAAGTAGATTTGGACAATCTGGTGAAAACATATATTCAGATGCTACACTACAAATATTGAGTAATAATCTTGTTCCAAAATTTCAAGTGATGTTTAAAGATGTATTTCCATATTCATTATCAACTATATCTTTCGATGCAACTGATACAGATATTGAATACTTTACAGCAGAGGTAAGTTTCAAGTATACTATTTACGATATGCAAGATATGAGTGGCAATCCTTTATGATCGATCTTGATAAACTTCAAGAGATGTGGGAAAAAGATTCAAAAATTGACAGAGACAATTTGCATGAAGAATCTTTAGGAGTTCCTACTCTCCATGCGAAGTATTTTGAAATGTACAACACAATTTTTTTGCTAAGAAAAAAAGCAGAGCAGCAGAGAAAAAATATTAGACACGAAAGGTATGAATACTTCAGCGGTAAAGCTGATCCTGATGTATACATACAAAATCCATTTCCGAAAAAAATTCGCGATAAAGATACAATGCAAAAGTATCTTGACGCAGATGAAAAATTATCTACAATATGTTTGAAAATAGACTATTATGATACAATGCTAGTTTATATTGAGAGTATACTTAAACAAATAACCAATCGCACTTATCAAATTAAAAATGCGATTGAGTTTATGAGATTCAATGCTGGACTAGGATGATGGATGAAGAAGAGTATTATCAATTAGAACTGCCAATAGAAGCAGTTCGTATTATTCACATAGGACTATCTCAAGCTTGCGAGAAATGGTCTGGTGGAGATCCTGTAGAGCAAGAAAATCTTTTAGCAATGAGAGATCATTTCTATAGAATTACGTTGGAACATAGGTTCCACAATATGTAATAAATATTTGTAGATGAATGGATCTACGTGATTGATACGACAGCAAATCTTGTCATTTCCAAATCCAACGAAGTATTTTTAAAAATTAATACTGAACCTCATATTGAATATGAACTTAGAGATCACTTTAAGTTTGAGGTTCCTAATGCAAAATTTATGCCGCAGTACCGTGGTAGAAACTGGAACGGAGAGATTCATCTCTTTGATATGCGTTCCAAACAAATCTACGTCGGACTGTTAGATAAGATCGTATCCTTCTGTGAGAACTATGGATATACTTATAAGTTTGAAGATAATAAGTTTTATGGCACACCTTTTGAAGAGAACAATCAAATCTCATATGAAGGTGTTAAAGATTACATGCATTCAATATGCTCACATACTCCTAGGAAATACCAAGTTGAGGGAGTATACGGTGCTCTAAAGCATAATAGAAAGTTACTGATAAGCCCCACTGCTTCAGGCAAATCTTTGATGATTTATTCTCTTGTGAGATATTATGTAGACCGAGGAGAAAAAATCCTTCTAGTTGTTCCAACGACATCC